CCAGGGCCGCATGTTCACGACCTAGTGAACGGAAAGGACACCAGCCATGGCTAACTACGTCATTGCAGACCCAGTCATCGGGGCGCCCAGCCCCGTCTCCCAGGTCGATACGGTGCAGCGCTGGCCGCTCGGCTACGTCGCTCGCGGTGTGGACAACGCCTCCGGCTCCGCGCAGCTCGGCGGGGGCATGTTCGTCTACCTCCAGGGCTCCAACGTCGCTTCTGCCGGTCAGATCGCGCACATCAACGGCGGGACGGCCATCCTGGCGCTCACGGCCACCGCCGCTCCGGTCGGCGTGGCCCAGGGCGCGCTCTCGGCCACCAACCTGTACGGTTGGTGCCAGATCCAGGGCGTGTGTGACAACGTCCGAGGCACCAACGCCTCGATTGCCGCGAACGCCCGGCTGTTCATCAGTAACGCGGCCGGTGTGGTTCAGTCCGGCGCGGTTGCCGGAGCCGGAATCAACTGCATGGTGCCGCTCGCGTCGTACACCTCGGCCGATGTCTACATGAAGGCGAACCTACAGTTCCCCTTCAACATCGGCAGCACCGCCAGCATCTAGTGCACCCTGGCCCGCACCCAACGTACCGGGTGCGGGCCACTACCAGTCTGGAGCTACGCATGATTCAGGAAGCCGACTCGCAGGTCATGGACGCCTACAACGCGCAGAACCCCAACGGCAGCCCACAGCGCGGCTGCCACATCGTGTTCTCGATGGAGCCGGAGCAGAACTTCGCCAAGAGCGAAGAGGCCGGCCGGCCCATCTTCGAGGACGTGGAGTACATCACCATCATGGTGCCGGGCGACAAGGACAACATGCCCAAGCGCCCGGTTCGGTGGAGCGACAAGCAGCAGTACGCGCAGCAGTACGCAGCCTTCAAGGCCAACAAGGAGCAGGTGGTGGAGGGCACTCCACTCAGTTCTCTCCCGTTCATGTCGAAGGCCCAGGTGCTTGAGTTCCAGGCCGTCGGGCTGCGCACCGCCGAGCAGGTGCGCGACATGTCCGACTCCATCGGGCAGAAGTTCATCGGCATCCACTCGCTCAAGAAGCGCGTGACTGACTTCCTCGAAGCCGCTGCCGGGGCCGCCCCGCTCACCAAGATGCGCGCGGAGCTGGAGGCGCGGGACAACGAAATCGAGGTGCTCCGGCGGGCAGTCAAGGACCAGGGCGACAAGCTTGCTGAGTTGACCAAGCGCCGGTAAGGAGGCCTCATGTCCTGGGATACGGCCAAGAACATCGTCAACGACGCGGCGGTAGAGGTAGGCCTCTCCGCTGTGACGAGCCCGTACACGTCTCAGGACGAGAACTTCGTCCAGCTCCGGCAGCTGCTCAAGAGCCTCGGCCGAGAGCTTGTGCACACCCGCACTTGGTCTCACCTGCGCAAGGAGCACGCGTTCACCACGGTCGCCGGGCAGGCCGTCTACCCACTGCCCGGCGACTACCACAACATGATCGACCAGACGTGGTGGAACCGCACCAACCGGCTCCCGGTCGGCGGCCCGCTCTCGGCCCAGGAGTGGCAGTATCTCAAGGCCCGGCTGGTCGGGGTGGTGTTCACGGTGCTGTTCCGGCCGATGAACGGCGCTATCACGCTGTACCCAGATACCAACACGCCTGGCGGGTATGACATCGCCTTCGAGTACAACTCAGCGTACTGGGTGTCGGCTACTGCCACGCCCACCGTACTGTCCGCTGATGCCCCCACCACCGACACGGACTTGCTCTGGTTCGACGCGCTCCTGCTCACCAGAGGGCTCAAGCTGGAGTTCTTGAAGGCCAAGGGCTTCGACACCACCTCGGCGCAGCAGGACTACGACCGCACCTTGGAGCGGGTCATGGGTGACGACGCGCCAAGCGCGGTGCTCTCGCTCACTCGGCGCACGATGGGCGTGCGAGACCCGCTGGTCGGGGCGCAGAGCGTGCCTATCACCGGGTTCGGCTCCTAGATGGCCCTCCCCGCCCGCCAGAGGGGCAAGACCGCCCCGCAGGCTCAGCGGACCAAGGGCGTACACCTATCTGCGCCGGTGGGCGGGCTGAACTCCTCTGCGGCGGCGAGCGCCATGCCGGTGACGGACTGCTTGGCGCTGACCAACCTCATCCCGTACCAGTACGGGCTTCGAGTGCGGAGTGGGTACCGGGAGTGGTGCACGCAACTTGGGCTGGCCTCGCAGTTCTCAGGGACCGAGTTGGCCTTCGAGCTTGGTACTTCGTTCGGCGCCGAGGCTGTGCCGTACCCGGTGCTGACGCTCCTGTCGTTCACGGGCTCCAAGTCAGACGGTACGAGTGATCGGCTATTCGCCTGTACGCGCGCAGGCATCTTGGACGTGACGGGGCCCACCGACACACCCACCACCGTGTTCAGTTTCCCGCTTCAGAGCAGCAAGTCCGGCAAGGGCGTGGCGACGGCCTTCGCGAACACGGCAGGCACGCACTACCTGGCCTACTGTGACAGTGTGAACGGGTACCTGCTCTACTCTGAGGCCACGGACTCTTGGTCTCAGGTGATGGAGGGGACTGGGGCGGGTCAGGTAGAGGGGGCGGACCCGACCACGTTCAGGTTCGTGATGTCATGGAAGAACCGGCTGTGGTTTGTGCCGGAGAACTCCCAGAAGGCCCTGTACCTGCCGATTGGACAGTACGCGGGCGAGGTGAACCCGATTTACTTCGGGGCTCGGTTCCGCTACGGCGGCGAGTTGGTGGGCCTGTGGAACTGGACGCTGGATGGCGGGGCCGGAGTAGACGACAACCTAGTGGGCATCAGTCGGGGCGGCGACGTGGTGGTGTACCAGGGCATCGACCCGGCGGTCACGAACGCCTTCGAGCTGCGGGGTACCTACTGGGTGGGCCCCGTCCCGCCCGGCCGCACTATCGCTACTGACTTCGGCGGGGATCTGTTCATCCTGGCGGCGGCGGGGTGCATCCCCCTGTCCAGGCTGGTCAGTGGGGGGCTCATCCGGGACCCGAGCATCTACGTCACCTACAAGGTTGCCAACATCTTCAACACTCTGATGTCCACCCGTGGGACGCTGGAAGGTTGGTCGGTGCGCATCCACCCCTCCGACAACCTCCTGCTTGTGAACGTGCCCGGACTGTACGGGGCGGATCCTGAACAGCTCTCGATGAGCCTGGCGAACCAGGGCTGGTCTAGGCTCACCGGGCTGCCCATGACGTGCATGGAGACTTGGAAGGGCAAGTTGTTCTTCGGCACCACCGACGCTCGCGTGTGCATCAACGAGGGCTACGTGGACAACCAGCAACTCGGCGGCCTGAACGCACAAGCTATCGACTGGGCGCTGCTCACGGCGTACCAGAACCTCGGAAGCACGGCCAAGAAGCGCATCCACATGGTGCGGCCCCGCTTCATCACGGACGGCACAAAGCCTGGGTACTCGGTCCAGGCCCGCTACGACTACGACCTGACCACGGTATCCCCCGCGCCTGTAGCGGCTGACACGACCGAGAACTCTTGGGACTACGGGCTCTGGGATGGGGCGCTGTGGGTTGAGACCGGCACCGCCGGCACGCAGGCAGGCACTACGGGCATCGGGGTCTCCATGGCAGTAGTGCTCAGGGGCACGTCTACTACGAATACCACGCTCGTAGGGTTCGATATCATGACCGATTCTGGGGGGCTCCTGTGATCGTGCGCGCGGCGCCTAGAGACCACCTCGGGTGGATCGTTGACCGGGCGGGGTGCGCGCTGTCTGAGTACGCTCGTGGCATTGAGGCTGTGGATGCGTCGGGCCGAGTGCACGGCATGACTGTGATGGACATGTGGACGTTCAACGCGGTCTTTGTGCACATCGCCCTGGACAACCCCGCGTCATTCAGGGAGCTGATGCGGGCTACGTTTCACTATTGCTTTGTGCAGTCAGATCGGGGCGTCATGCTGGCTACTATCCGAGACACCAACACACGGTCGAAGCGCTTGGTTGAGCACCTCGGGTTTACGCTGGAACACCGGGTCAAGGACGGTATCGATCGTGGTGAAGACTTGCTGATGTACCGAATGAACCGGGCGGCTTGTAGGTGGCTTCCGGCAAGAAAGGCGGCTTGATATGGGTGGAGCCCTCGACAAGGTTGGAGCGCTGGCGGGCGGCGGGGTCGGCGGACTGCTGACTCTGGAAGCGGGCAAGAAGGTCGAAAAGGCCTTGTACGGCAACGGGGCCCCCGACGGACCCGACTACTTGGCACTCGCCAACCAGACCACGCTAGCCAACCGGCCCAACGAGTACACGCCATGGGGCAGCCAGGAGTGGACTCAGAACGCGGACGGCTCGTGGGCCTCCAACTTCAACCTGTCGGGGGACGCGGGGTCTGCGCTTCAGAACCTTCAGAGCAGCATGCTGGCTTCGTCCAGCTACGACCCCGCATCGGCGCGGCAGCAGGCCATCGACTCGAACTATAGCCAGGCCAAGAGCCGGCTGGACACCGACTGGGGGCAGAACAGCGCCGCCTTTCAGGCGCAGATGGCGAACAGCGGCCTGGATCCGGGGACCGAGGCGTACAACAACGCCTTCACCAACATGTCCCAGGCTAAGAACGATGCCTACAGCACCGCGCTCGCCAATGCCATCAGTCAGGGCAACGAGACGCAGCAGACGCAGATGAACCAGTCGATGCTGCCGTACACCCAGTACGGTTCGTTGATCAATAGCTCTTTGCAGCAGCCGAGCGTTGGCCCCGCCTCTGACTTGACGAGCGCGGGGCAGGCCGGGTACCAAGCAGACCTGAACTCGTACAACGTAGACCAGGCCAACAAGCAGGACATGATCAGCGGAATTACCAGCCTCGGCACCAAGGCCGCTGGTAAGGGCAAGGCCGCGCTGCCCCCTGCGCTCTACATCGCATACACGCTACTGGCCTGAGAGGAGTAGAGCATGGACGAAGACCTCATCAACTTGCTGGCCTCAAGAGGGCTCTTCGACGAGAAGCAGCGCCTTGCGCTTGAGCAGATGAAGGCCGCGGCCGCGCTGCGGGAGCCGACGCCCAACGGACGCACGCTGCCCGGGGGCATCTTCACGTCCTCGCCTCTGAGCACGCTCGCGTCGGGAGTCTCCGGGCTCATGTCGGATCAAGCTGGGCGTAGGGCCTCGGCCGCAGCACAGGGCAACATCGATCAGGCCACCGCAGCCAACGCCGCTCTGCTACGCGCAGGGCAGGCCGGCATCCAGGCGCTCCCCTCGACCTCGGCCATCTCCACGGGCTCTCCCGAGGAGGCCTCGGCCTCCGAGGCCTCCTATGCTAAGGCGCTTCGAGGTTTGCAGGGCCTCGGGCTCGGGGCTCGTGTGGCCGACCCGCAGGGCGCCGGGCTGGCGCTTGGGCAGGTGGGGCAGCAGGCCGGCGACCAGCTCTTCAAGGCGCAGGAAGGCCGGGAGGGGCGGCTCTCCCGCGAGGCTATCGCCGCAGAGCAGGCTGCGGCGCGGCAGGCCGCTGCGGAGCAGTCGGCGCAGGCGCGGCTCGGCGCGGCCCGCATCGTGGCGGGCACCCCGGGTTGGAAGCCGTCCGGCACCCCCGGTACTGCCATCGAGACCAAGACCGGAGAGACCAAGCCCATCCCGCTGCCCGTGGGGCCTGGGGGCCCACCCACCACCGGGTCGGGGGTGCCCAAGACCCGAGTGCTCACGGCGGGGGAGTTGAAGGCGCTACAGGATGAGAACGCCGCCGTGGCGAACATCAAACGCCTGTCCGACTCGTTCCAAGACGAGTACGCCGGCCGAGGTGTACTGGGCAACGCTCCAGTAGCCATCGCACAGCAACTCGGGTCTTCTGGCTCCACCAAGCAGCAGAAGCTCGCTACGTGGTGGCAGGACTACCGAGACACCGTGGAGAACATCAAGCGCAAGACCTTGGCTGGCGTGGCGGTCACGCCGACAGAGAAGCGCCTGTTCGACATTTCTCAGACCATCAAGCCCGGCACGGCGCCGGCCGTGGTCAGGGAGAAGTTCAACAAGGTGATGGCCGAGGCTCGGCAGCGGCTTGAAGGGCACATCGAGTCCCGTGAGGCGGCCGGCTACCAGCCCGAGGCGCTTGCCCCGCTCGCGCCAGAGGCCGGCCCTACCGAGCGCAGGGCGGTGCGGACCGGCAAGACCAAGGACGGCCGCAAGGTGGTGCAGTACTCCGATGGCACCATCGAGGAGGAGCCGAGTGCCCAGCCCTAACGAGATCACCTGGGATGACGAGATCCAGTGGGACGAGCCCGCCCCCGCAGCGGAGCCCCCGGCACCGAGCCCCGGCGACGCGCTGCGCCTGCTCGGCTCAGGGGCCACCTACGGCTTGATGCCCCAGGCCTCGGCGGCGCTGGAGGCCTCGGCCCCCTGGCTCTTCAACCCGCTCGCCAAGGCTGCCGGCCAGCCGGAGGGCTCCACCGCGCCCAACTGGATGGACCGCTACCGAGCCAACCGGGAGAAGTATGAGGGGCTGCGGGAGGGCTCCCGCGAGCGCTCTGGGCTGATGGGCACTGGCACCGAGCTGCTAGGGGGCCTCGCCACTGGCGGCGTGCTCGGCAAGGCCGTGATGCCGCTCTCCAAGCTGGCCGCCAACGCCCCCGCCATGGCGCGGGCTGGGGCCGGTGTGGCCGACGCCTCACTCATGTCGGGCGGGCTGGGGGCTCTCTCCGAGTGGGACACGTCCCCCGCCGCTGCGGCTGGGCAGGGGGCAGTGTCGCCGCTGAACCTGCTCGGCGCCGGGCCGGGCGTAGTGGCCGGCATGAACCGGCTGCGGCCCAAGGCGCTGGACCTCATCCGGCAGGGCACCGGGGTAAGCCCGTCTGAGGTGGGGGCGCTGCGTGAGTCCATCGGCTCGCTACCGAAGCAGGGGGCTGTGGCCGCCCGGCTTGCCACCCCCGAGGGCAAGCCGGTGTTCCCGGCTCTGGCATCGCCGGAGCGGCGGCTCGCCAACATCGAGGCTACGCTCAAGATGCACGGCGCGCCGCTCGACGCCATCGTGGCGCAGGCCGACGCGGCGGCGCCAACGGGGGTCATGGAGGCCAAGCCCCTACTGCGGGAGATCAAGCGCATCGTGGGCGAAGTGGACACCATGCCCGAGCGCGTCACCAACAGCAGCAAGGCTACACGCGAGGTGGTGGGGTTCCTGCGCCGGCTGCGGGATGAAACAGGGCTGGCCCCGGGCCAAGAGGGACTTCGCACCTCGTTCACCGCCACTGAGATGCGCGCGCTCAAGCGGGCGCTCGACGATAAGGTGTTCGTGCTTGCTAGCGACAAGGAGCGCCCGGCATCCGTCATCCAGCGCGACCCGAAGCTGCGGGCTCTGCGCGAACTGGCCGGGCTCTTTCGCACCAAGGAAGAGGAGGCTATTGGCAAGGCCCTTGGGCCTGACGCGCTGGAGCAGTTCAAGCTACACAAGACCAAGTACGAGGAGGCCGTGCCCTGGCAGCGGGTCGTAGAGCGCAAGGCCAACGAGGCCGCGTCGGCGCAGCAGGCCGGAGCCTACGACGTGCGCCACCTGCTCCTCCCGCTGGCCGGGGCGTCTGCCGGCGGCAGCGCGGGGTTCTCTTCTGGTGGCGCTGGCGGCGGACTGACAGGCGCGGCCCTCGGCGCGCTGGCAGGCTTCGGCTCCGACAAGGTGGCCACGGCTCTCAGTCGCTACGGTGCGTCTGCTGGGGGCCGGACACTGGAGCGCCTAGCCAACAAGCAGGGCACTCGCATCGACCCCCAACTAGCCGCGCTACTCGAAGCCCTGCGCACCAAGGAGAAGCCCGATGCCCCGTAACCCAGACGGCTCCGTCACCAAGCCGAGCGGCAACCCGGTGATCACGGGCACGGCCATTAACAGTACCGT